CCTTCTTGTCCTGTCGTTTGAGGTCGAGTTCTTGGGGCGTCCAGTTCAAGTACGCATTTAGCAGCTTGGCAGCGATTGACCGACGCTTCTGCTTAGACTGCTGCTCCGCAGCCATGGTGAAAATCTGCTGCTGCTCGGGCGTCACCATGTTGGGGTCGAGCAACTGATTGGGGTCGATCCCGAACGCATCTGGCGGGAGGTTGGGATGCTCCATCACTGTCACTGTACGCACCGGATTACGGTGGTAGATGACAGAGCCGAAGATTTCGACCAGCTCGAAAACCTTATTCAACTGCATACGGAAAGAAGGAGGGGCGATGCTGGAGTTGTAGCCCCGCTCGCCCCTGCTGTAGGAGTCTTTCCACATCCAGTTGTGTTCGCCGTCGAAGAACATGGACGCTTCTTTGGCGTCCTCTGTGAACGGCTTCTTGTAGTCAACTGCGGCCTTGAGTTTCTCTACCCAAGTCTTGGTGATCTGCCGCAGGGGACTACTTGACGGGAGACTGTCGGCCATCCTTAAAGCCCTTTTCCATGAGTGCGCGAATGTTCTTGGTCACGGGCGCAAAATCCCACACGCCGAGGCCGTGCCAGTGGTTCTCCTGTTTCCACCCCGGATCGTCGATGTGCTTGACCCCGGAATGAACAGTCATGCCGTGTGGCGACAATACCGCCAGGGTCACGGCACTATCACCGGGAGGGCTTACCACCAAGCCCAGCAAGGGCCGGTTCATGCTGTTGGGATCGGGGGCAAATAGTACCGCATCTCCGATACTGGGCTGCGGCATTGACCATGCGGATGTTTCTGGACTCATGTAGCACTCTCCCTTCTGGATGGGCCTAAATATACATAGCTACCCTGCTCCTCCCCCAGCCGCTTTTTGCGGTTCTCGCGCCACTTAACCCACCACGGCTCGGGCTCTGCCGACCTGTCGGGCGGGCGATGGTATCTAGGGCGATAGGCACATAGATATTCAAGCGTCTGGCACAAGTGAACTTCGCCCTTAGTATTCGGGCGGTCTGTCACTATGGGCGTTCCGCTAACGTAGTTCACCAGCTTGCGATAACGCTTGATTTCCCGCTCCAAATCGGGGCAGGCACCCTCCAGCACCCGCAGGATCGGCGTCCCTTCTGGCCTTATATGAAGGGCTAATCTCGTAGATTCCGTGCGGGCTGGGATGTCATCACACCCAGAGAGAAAGCTCGCCCCGGTGATCTGGCTGCGGATGCTGCGTTTGACCAGTTGCTCTGTGTATTGCTCGACAGGGAGCCGACCGGAGCCGATGTCGCGGAGCCTGCCGCCGTGGGCGTCGATGATAAATGCGTGGAAATGGAACCCCCTGACCTTCTGTTCAAATGCCTCTCCAAATATGGCGGCGTTGGATTGCCTGAGATAAAGCTGGTCGTAACACAGCCAGAAGTCGCCAGATGGCGGCACTGCGGCAAATAGGACGGCAGTGACGGCGTGGCCGGGGTCGATGACTGCGTACCGGCACCAATCGTAGGGAATCTGGCCGTTCGGGAGTTCCGACCTTGGCATCCCGTGTATCCGCATATCGAAGTTGGGATAGCACAGGACAGAGTCGGTGATGAAGTCACCCTCGGCTCGCATCCTGAGAACATCTTCGCCCAGAGCAGCCCAGCGTTCGATGCTCTTGCGCTGCTCTTCGGGGTCTAGGTGCGGATTGTCGAGAAACCTGAGCTGAAATAAACGTATTGAAGATTTCTCGCCAAGTGCGGCCTCACTGGCTTCAGCCCGCTCTTTCAGCCCGAGCAGGGCATTATTCGTGGAATGTGGCATAGCCGACCAAGAAAATACGCCCTTACGGTCTACGATTCGGGCCTGCATTTCCCCGATCCAATTTTCATTTGAGAGATCCTCGTCCACATGGCATCTGTTGGTCTGGAACCCTTGGACGGGGTCGCCCTCACTGGAGAAGAAGTGGATGACCCAGCCGTTTGTGAGGGTAGCCTTCTGGATGTAGCTTGCTGATTTGAGTACCCAGCTAACGGACTTGACGAACCTTGGGGGGATCAGCGGCGGCGAGGGGCGGCTGTCCTCCCGCTTGTCGGTCTTGGGGTCAAAAGATCGCCACTCCCCTGTAACCTTGTCCTTGATGATGCGGAACGCCCCCCACTGGAACAGCATTGGGTAAACGACCATCCCAATGTGCTTCCAATCTTTCCCTACGATGCACAGAATCCCGTCTTTTTCCGGGTATTTCTTGTAGGGGTCTTGGCCCGTAACCGCTCTGGCGTCCTCTACGAATGTGCAGAGGGATTTCCCTGACCGATTGCCCCCGATGACAAGGACTTCACTGGCCCGACAGGCGTGAATCTTCTCTTGGTTCGGATTCGGGCGGTAGAGCTTCAAGGCTTCGAGCTTCCTGTCCCGAAGTTCGTTCTGAATCTCCTTGATCTGCTCTTTCTGGAACTGCGTCAGGGCCGGGATCGTCGGGATGATCGGCGGCGAGAGCTTCGGGTGACGCAGTGGCTTCTTTGGCTTCGACATTGAGTGTGGTTCCCTTCCACTGTGCGACGGCCTGCTTGAATCGGTTGTCAAGCTCGACCTCAAGCTCCTCCTCTGACCAGAGCGTCAAGGGCTTCTTGGCCCCGCCCTGCTCGACGTTCTTGCTCACTAGGCGGCAGAGGGTTTCCAGTAGCCTGTTGCGGGCCGAGCTACCGGGAGGGGCATCGTAATACTGCTTGACCAGCATGGCGGCGAACCCGCCCACCCCGCCGAAATACTGGAATACCCGTTCAATCACCTCGGCAGAGTGCGGGATGTTCGAGCCGCCAGCCTGCACCGACTTGACATACAGATCGACCCCGGCCTGCTCAATCCTCTTGAGGCCGTCCTTCTTCCTCTTCCGCAGCTTGCCGCCAGATTCGTTCTTCTGGGCCTGCATGCAGCGTCGGCACTCGGGGACGAAGAACCCTTCGCCACGCCGCACCCGATAGCGGAAATGTTCTTCCGTCAGCGGGTATGAAGTACCACAGATGGTACAAGTGCGGTCAGCCATGACTGTAAATGATAACAGCCTGCGGTGTTGCTCCGCAGGCTGTTACATGATTTCTTGTTGCCAACTGGTATTAGCAGTAGGTGCTGGAAGCGTTGACACGCACCAGACCCGCCGCCGCTGCCGTGGCCGCACCGCTGATCTGCTGGCCGATGACGGTGCCAGACGAGTAGACCGCCATGCTGCCAGCCGTAGCCGACGCCTGCACCGCAGCACCGGCAGCGATGGCCACAGCCGTCTGCCTGACCTGCGTCGGGCCCTTGAGGACGAGCCAGACAACGTCGTTCTGACGCATGGCACCCGTCAGGTACTCGTCGAGGATGCCGTAGGCCAGACCAGCCGTGAGGTTTGACGCCGTGGCCAAAGTGGAGAAGTTCTCCAGCGGGGCTGTGGTGTCAAACAGGTAGATGCTGCCAGCCACCGTCGAGGCATCGGCCACATCGCTGCCCTTGTAGCGGGCTGCCACGCAGAACACCAAGCGATCACTGAGAAGCTGCTTGGTCGTGGGGTTCACATCTTGGAACACCTTGACCTGACCGACAACGGCGCGACCCGCAACAGGGCCGTTGTTGTCGGTGTCGATGACTTCGCCATTGAGCAGCGTCGAGCCGCGTGTAAACGGAGGATCAGAATACAGAGAGGACATTGTTGGAAGCTCCTAGCAGGGAGTTAGTTCGCAGCGGTGACAGGGGCGAGTGCAAAGAAATTACGCGGACTCTTGAAATAGAAGTTGCCGAGGGTTGAGCAAGCGTACCTGTACGCCTGCGTTTCTTCGTCGAAGAAGGGCCCTTCAGCAACCATGAGCTGCGACTCCAAGCAGCGGAGCTGCATGTTGCCGATGCTGAACCCGTAGCCCTTGCCAGCGGGCACCGCGTACTCACTCGTCACTTCGACGCCGTCGATGGTCACAACGTCATTGAAGCCCAGGGCCTTGAGGCCGTTTTCCTTCGACACGACGATCCGCTCATTGTCGCGGTAGGTGTTGAGGAACTGGATATACAGCGTCCGGTCGAGAGCGATCATGTCCACTTGGCTGTTGACCGAATCGTTGCGCTTCGTCTGGTGGATGCCTTCACGCAGAGCGAAGGTGCAGTTCTTCGCCCAGTTCTGCGAGCCCGCAGCCTGCTTGTTCAGGCCGGTCGAGTTGTAATTGACAATTACCGGCGACCAAAAATCCGCCTCTGGATCGACCGCATGGTTCGGCCACTTCGGGGTCGCTGCATCGACCGTACCGACCACATTGATGCGACCACCACCGTAGGTGCCCAGCTTCGTGCTGATGTCCGCGAAGGTGTCATCTGGCGCACCAAATCGGTCGCCAATGTTCGCGGCATTGGTTGCACTGCTGCCGGTGCGGTACGCGAACGCCGAGGTCGCATGCGACTCGTCGATGGTCGTGTACGGCGTGTAGCCGAGGAAGGACTCAAGGCCGTGGAAGTCGTATC